GACCAAGTGGAATTGTCTGAGGAAGCTAAAGACATCAAAGTTGACGCTGCTGAGGAAGTTAAAGAAACTGAAGAAGTTGAAATGACTGAAGAGCTAGAAGAAACTGAAGAAGTCGAAGAAGAAGTGGAAGAAGAAGATAAAACGGATATGTATGTTACTAAAGAAGACCTTGCTAAGGCTATGGCTGAAGTAAAAGGTATGATTGAAGAACTTACTGCGCAGAAGGATGAAGAATTGGAAGTTCCAACTGAACTATCAAATCAAGAGCCTGCTGTGGAGCCATTATCTCACAGTCCAGAAGCAGAGGTGTCTAAGAAACCAACACACCTATTTGCACAAAATAGAAGTAAATCAACCCTTGACAGAGTAATGTCAAAAATAACAAACAATTAAAATAAAATAAAATGCCAAATCCAACTATTACTAGTTCATACGCAGGCGAATTTGCTGGCAAGTATTTAGCTGCTGCACTTTTATCTGCTGATACCTTAGACCAAGGTACTATTACTATTCTGCCTAACGTAAAGTATAAGGCAGCTATGAAAGTAGGTGCTTTTACTGATCTAGTTCGTTCTGCGGACTGCGATTTTGACGCAAGCACATCTGCAATGACTCTAACGGAGAAAGTAATTACTCCTGCTGAGTTGCAAGTAAACCTACAAATCTGTAAAAAAGAATTACACTCTGACTGGGAAGCTGCTCAGATGGGTTATTCTGCTTTTGACAGCCTACCCCCACTATTCTCTGATTTTGTAATCGGACAAGTAGCTGCTGAAGTTGCTAAAGCAACTGAAACTTCTATCTGGAGTGGTTCTGCTGGAGAAGGGTCTTTTGACGGCTTTGAAACTCTACTTGCTGCTGATGCAAGTGTTATAGATGTTACTGCTGTAGCTGTTGATTCATCTAACGTAGTTGCACAATTAGGGGCTGTAGTTGACGCTATCCCAACTTCTGTCTACGGAAAAGAAGACTTAACTTTATATGTATCTTCTAACATCGCAAGAGCTTACGTTCGTTCGCTTGGTGGATTCGTTGCTACTATCGGTGGTGCAGGTACAGATAACAAAGGTTCTCAGTGGTACAACGGCGGTCAGCTTTCTTTCGAAGGTATCAATGTAGTTGTAGCTAAAGGACTTGCTGACAACACTGCTGTTGCAGCTCAGAAATCTAACTTATTCTTCGGAACAGGTCTATTAGATGACAGAAACGAAGTTAAGTTGATTGATATGGCTGATATCGATGGTTCACAAAATGTTCGTGTAGTTATGCGCTATACTGCAGGTGTACAGTTCGGAATCGGTTCTGATATCGTTCTTTATTCTTAATAAACTGAAACATTAATCTGAAAAGGGTAGGTAAGCCTTAGAGCCTACCTGCCCTTTTTTAATACTTAAATAATTATGGCTTGTGATTTAACTAGAGGTAGAAAAGAACCCTGCAAAGACGTAGTAGGTGGTATAAAAGCCGTTTACTTTACTGATTTCGGCGACTTTGGAACTGTTACACAAACAGACGATGAGATTACCGATATGTCAGGAACTTTCACTGCCTTCAAATATGACGTAAAAGGAAACTCTTCTCTTGAGCAAAGTATCAACGCTTCTCGTGAGAATGGAACTCAGTTTTACGAGCAAACACTTAACCTAACCCTACACAAACTAAGTAAGGAAGACCACAAAGAGATTAAAATCTTAGCTGCTGGCCGTCCTCATATTGCTGTAGAAGACTATAACGGAAACGTAATGGTTGTAGGTTTAGAACACGGTGCTGATGTATCAGGTGGTACAATCGTAACAGGTGCTGCAATGGGAGACCTAAGTGGATATACTCTTACGTTTACTGCACAGGAAACTAAGCCTGCTAACTTTGTTGATAGCCCAACGGCTGCTGACCCATACGCAGGAATGTCAAGTGCTACTGTAACTGTAACTGAAGGAACTAACTCTTAAACATAGTAGGTTCTTAAACGCAATAGGCCTCACCTTTACGGTGGGGCTTTTTTGTAAACAAATAATGCTCCTTTAAGTTATATATATATGAAAGTATTACTTCCATCTACTGACGAGCAAATAATTAAGATTATACCAAGAACTTATGTCGAGGCTAGTGATCTTACTTTAGTTATTAAAAGAGATGGAACTGGCGAAACGGAAACCTTGACGGACCTTACCTCAACCATTGATGGTAACTACATAAGTATCCCTTGCACCTTTTCAATACTTTCTGAAGGTAGTATTTATTTTATGGAGCTTAAACAAGGCTCTACACTGTTGTTTAGGGATAAAGTTTATGTTACGGCGCAAACCGACAGAACGCAAAAACATACACTAAACACGGGTAAATATACAGAGCATAGTGCTGCTCCTACTGGAGAAAAATACATAACAATATAATATGCCTAGAAAGAATAAACCGACAGGAACAATTAGAGTAGTAAACCTACAGGGTTATACTATTCCTGAAATTAAGGAGGACTACAGAAATGATTGGGTTACCTACGGACAGGATAACGATTACTTTGGAAACCTGATTGACAATTATCTAAGCAGCCCAACAAACTCTTGTTGTATTAATGGTATTGTAGATATGATCTACGGGAGAGGATTGAATGCAACAGACAGCGAAGAAAAACCTGAGATGTTTGCTCGTTTCAAAATGATACTGAAAGATGAAGAGGTAAAAAAGATAGTAAATGATTATAAATTACTTGGCCAAGGTGCTGTTCAGGTTGTTTACAATAAGAGTAAGACTAGAATTACTTCTCTTACGCATTTCCCTATGGAAACGCTAAGAGCAGAGAAAGCAGACGAAGGAAAGATAAGAGCATATTACTATCACCCTAAGTGGAGTGAATATAAGCCGTCCGACAGTCCTAAAAGAATACCTACATTTGGAAACGGAAAAGATAATGAACTTAGAGAGCTTTACATCATTAAACCGTATAGACCAGGTTTTTATTACTATGCTCCTGTAGACTATCACGGATGCTTACAGTACTGTTCGCTGGAAGAAGAGGTGTCTAACTACCACATAAACAATATTCTTAATGGCTTACAGCCATCACTCTTAATCAACTTCAACAATGGAGTTCCTGATGAAGAGGCCCAGCAACTAATTGAAAGCAAAATCCAAGATAAATTCGGAGGGACATCTAACTCAGGTAAGTTCATTTTAGCGTTCAATGAAGACCCAGACCGTCAAGCTGACATAGAGCCTATACACCTCCCAGATGCACACGCACAGTATCAGTTCCTTGCTGATGAGGCTCGTGAGAAAATTATGCTCGGTCACAGAGTTGTTTCTCCGATACTTCTTGGGATAAAAGACAATACAGGGTTTGGTAACAATGCGGAGGAGCTTAGAACAGCTTCTGTCCTTATGGATAACATTGTGATACGCCCATTCCAAGAAAAGATTATAGAGTGTTTGAAGACTATGTTGGAGTTTAACCAAATTGACTTAAACCTATACTTTGTTACTCTACAGCCTATTGAGTTCACTCAGTTAGACAACATTGAAACTAAGATTAAACGTGAAGAGGAGACGGGAGAAAAACTGTCTGCAATGGATCGAGTAAAGTCACTATTTAAAAAGAAAGAAGATGGCGAAAGCACTGTTCATAACGACTAACGACCTAAGGAGAAAATCCCTTGTGGGAGGGTCTGTAGATGCTGATAAGTTTATTCAGTTCATCGAAGTAAGCCAAGATATTCATATTCAGAATTATTTAGGAACAAGTCTGTATGATAAAATATCTACTTTGATTACTGGTGGCACTATAGACGATGCTGCGAATGCAGCCTACAAAACACTCCTAAACGACTATATAACACCGATGCTTATATGGTTTGCTCAGTCAGACTATTATATGTTTGCATCCTACCAAGTAAGTAACGGAGGTGTTTATAAACATCGAAGTGAGTCCTCAGAGACTCCTTCGATGGAAGAGATACATTATCTAGTTGAGAACTCAAAGAGTAAGGCTCAGTTTTATACTAGAAGATTTTTAGATTATATAATAGACAATAGCAGTAGCTATCCTGAATATAATGACTCTAGTCAAGATGGAATGTATCCTGACAAGTCTGATAACTTCAATGGATGGGTATTATGAGATATAAACCAAAAGAACAAAACATAAATAAGTTAAAACAGTTTTTAAGTAGATGCCAATACCAAATCCAAAATCAGGAGAAAAGCAAAGGGAGTTCATCCAAAGATGTGTTATTCAAATTAGCGGAGAATACGAAAAACAAAAGGCGTTAGCAATATGTTATGATAAATACAGAAATAAATAATTATGGCAAGTTTAACAGGCAATAAAATAAAAGATACCTACAAAGGTATAATAAAGACAAGCGACAATGCTGAACTCAGTGGGACCGCTAAAGAACTTACTGATGGCAATGGTAATGGATCTGGCGTTTATTTAGATAGCGCAGGTAATGTATCAGCTACATCTTTTACAGGTGATGGTTCAGGTCTTACTAATTTGCCTAGTGGTGCTGTATCTTCTGTAAACACACAAACAGGCGCAGTTGTTCTTGACACAGATGATATTGGAGAAGGTAGTACTAATCTTTACTATACAGATGCTAGAGTAAGCGCAAATAGTGCAGTAGCTGCCAACACAGCAAAGACAGGTATAACCACTACACAGGCTGATGATATAGTTGCTAACAATGCTAAAGTAACACGTAGACCAATTACAGCAGGTGGCAACACTTTAGAAACATCAGAAAGCCTTACGCTCACGGCAGGTAGTAATGTTACAATCACAGAAGCTGATGGTACTGTTACTATCGCATCATCTGGTGGTGCTTCAGGCACAGACCTATCTAACACACCAGCAGGGTCTACATTAGAGATAGAAAGTTCATCAGGAACAAACACAACTATTCCTGCTGCAACGATTTATCTTGCAGGGGTAATGACTGGTGTAGATAAAACTAAATTAAACTCAATAGAACAAAATGCAGATGTAACGGATGCTACAAATGTAACCGCAGGTTTAGTTGCTGCTACAGGAATATCTGCAGGGGATAAATCTGCTATACTTACAAATATAGGCGCAGGTTCAGGCTCTGGTGCTGTGGATAGCGTAAATGGAGCAACAGGTGTAGTAGTTTTAGATACAGATGATATTGCTGAAGGCACTACTAACTTGTATTACACAGACGCAAGAGCAGATGCTAGAGTAAACTTACAGACAGGCTCAAACTTAGATTTGTCTAGCAAGAGTACAAGCGATTTA